AACAGACCATAACTTTTTAGTTATTTCAGGATCAACAATATCATCTTCAGTACCTAAAACAATTGTACGTTTATATGTGTTACCATAATATTGATATTCTGGGTCTATTTCTCTACTATGTAAAGCAGGATTAAATAATAAAACATCAACCCCTAATCTTGAACCAATAATATCAGCAACATAACCACCCATACTGGAGCCTATGATTAGATCAGGCATACCTAAGGTATAAATGAATTCATCTAAATCTAATGTTTTATAATCCATATTAGGTGCATAAACCATACCTTTTTCTGCTAGAAAAGACACTTTTGTTCCTCCTGATTCACTTTCTAAACCGTGTAAATATACTATTTTTTTCATAACCTTTATTTTATAATTGTAATATCTTTATAATTAATTTTACCTACTGTTTTTTTACCTAACATATTGTAATCATATAATGTAATGCAAGTAGGACCTAATTTGGTAACATTCATTCCTCTACCAAACAAATTTGTATCTTCGAAAATAGCATCACTATCTTTATTAACTCTAAATATCTTTAGAAAATCACCGTACTCATTATCTTCACCACCTCTTCGGTACTCAGTAATTCCTTTTACAGTAAATTTAACATCTCCTTTTCCAATAATTTCTTTAATTTCTTTAATACTTGACATAACCTTTATTTTAAATTAATCGTTCGACTCATTCGAACCCGTAAATATACGAAAGATAGCTCGGGAAGCCAAGCCTCCCGTGCATTATTTTTACCAGTTGTTAACATCATCTTCTCCACGTTTTTCGTGGTCATGTTCACTATAAACCCTTAGGTTTAAATACTCACCATCTCCAAGATAAGAAGTATCTTCTCTAATATCTTTGTCATATAAAAAACAGAAATCATACTCCTCTTTCGAAATAACTTCTTTTGTATTCATAATCTCTTCAAAACGATTGAACTCTTGTTCTGCAAAATAAACTTCTTCTGGACTCATCATAACCTTAATTGTTTTAAATGTTGTGCTTAACTGCTCAACATGGTAAATATACGAAAAATAATGCGCGTCTCCAAATGGGACGCGCATTGTCTTTTATTTATTTTTAATTTATTCTTAACTCGCTACTGCAGTTTTTGTTGAAGTAGAAGTATAAGATAAGTTTAATTGAGCATCTGGATTGTTAGCTGCACTATAAATTTCTCCTCCATTTTCAGCAATCGTAGATCCTACCATTGTTAAAATATCTCCAGTTAAATCTCCAGTTGCTATTGTTACTGTAATAGTACCTGTACCTCCACTTCCTAAAGCAGCGGCATCAATTGTTAATTGATCTCCTGGTTTAAAAGCATATGCTGCTGTTGTTTGTGATACAAATGAAATTTCAGATAATACTCCTCCTCCATCTAAAATACAATTTGCAACTATATCAGAAACACCTGCTACACCTGTAAATGGAACTCCATTATAAGGGGCTGCTGCTCCTCCTGAAATTGTTCCTGATGCTGAACCTGCTAAATTAGCTCCTACTGCAATTACATGAGCTGCAATTCCTCCATCATTAGTTGCTGTTGCAGGATGGGTATGAGAAAATCTTACTGTTTTTGATTGTGATGCATTTACTACATAAGTATAAATTACTGGGGAAACTGATCCTCCACCTTGTTTTCCATTAGTAACACTAATTGTAGGTGTACCTCCTGAAGTATCTACTAATACATTTTTCTCAAATAGTACATCAATAAAAGTAGTATTTGTAGTTATTGATTGTAAAGCTGGTGTTGCATTGAAAGTAGCACTTACAACCTTATTATCTACATTACCCGCTACTCGGTTTTGAGCTGATAAAGAATTAAAAGCTAATTGTTGTGAGATAGCTTGTTGTGAAACAAAATCTTCAAATTGTAATTGTTCAATTAAATATTTTTTCTTTTGCTCTTGAAGTGATAAATTTCTAATATCATTTCTTTTTAAAAATGATCTCCAGTCTCCTGGACTATTGGGTGATGAGTAATAGGCCATAGTATTTTTTTAAAATTAGTTATTTTATTATAAATATATAAAAAAATATTATTATATATTTCTTTTAGATGATGTTTTAAATGTATTTGTATATGGTTTTGGTTTTGGATTTTCAATATCAAATAATGCTTTAACATGATTAAATATTTTTATATTTTCTTCTTGGGTACGAGGTGACTCATATACTTCCCAATTTTTACCTTTTAAACGTTTACCTGATTTGTCTTCACCTCTAGATTTGGATTTTAACCATAAAACCCCTACTCTATCAATTTTCTTACCATAACATTCTTCCCAACATTGAGCATAGATTGCCCCTTGTAAATCATATGTTGTTTGTAAATGATTAGATGTTTTGAAGTCTATAATCCAACGTTCCATTTTACCATCTATCTCAATTTCACATACTAAATCACAGGTACCTGCTACTTGTATTTCATCTGAAAATAAATGTACTTCGGCTTCAATTAATGTTGGATTATAAGTTTCCCAAAAATCTACAAATCTAAGGAACATTTGCCATACATGAGCGGGCATTTTAGGGTTACCATCTTTATATAAAAATGTAATTTCTTCCCCATTTAACCAGTCTTCAATCATTTCATGTACTAATGTTCCTTCTTCTGCTGCTTTTTTAACAATCCATTCCGCACTATAACCTACTTTTTTAAGCCAGTCTTCGAAATACTTACCTTTTGGGTAAGAACTTAAAACATGAGTTACTGATGGGTAATATTTACCATTTCGTCTGTAATACCTTGAATCAGGCATTGTAACTTGTTGATAATCCTCTGAAATTTCTAATAGTCTTTTGTATGATTTTTTGATCATATAGCTAATTTTTGTTCCATTAAATCATAATAGGTTAATGGTAACGTTGTTTGTATGAGTTTTGTGAAATTTTCGAAACCCATTTCACTCGGATCCTTATCTTGCATATCTACAAGATAGACTTCTTTACCTTCTGCCATTAATCTTTCACAGAATTTTAAAGCTTGTTTGATTGCATCCCTATCTAATGCAATATAAATTTTATCTACTACAGATGTAACTATTTTTTTCATTAAACTACTCTGTATGTTTTTCCCTAATAGTGGGATTGCGTTTCTTTTTATAGCAATAGCATCAAATAACCCTTCACACAAAATAACTGGTACATTCCAGTTAATTAAATGTTCATTAGGTATTACATCTCTACTTGCTGATGGGTTTCTATATTTAATATATGGTTCCTTTTCAAATGAACGAGCAGTAAAATAGTTTAATCTACCATCTACATCATATGTAGGAATTATAATCATATTTTTATATAAACCTGTTTTACAGTAACCTATATTATATTTGAGAATATCGTATTTACTCACGTGTCTATTATTTAGGTACGCAGTAGCGTGTCTAGCCATTATATCGCTATTATCAACGTTATTTAGGCTAATATATTCATCTGGTAGCGCAACACTAGATACAACTTGTGTTTCTTTAATAGATTTAGATGATTTAACTAAGCTACCTAATTCTACAAATTTATCTGATGCTGCTTTAACCTGTCTAAATAAATTATATATTGTAGTTCCTCTAGCATCACAAGCCCAACAATGCCAAGGATTTTTACCTTCACGATTTTCAGTTAAATTAACTTCTAATTTAGGTTTATGGTGATGACATAGAGGACAATGGTAAGCATAGTTATTTCGAGCAGTAGCTTTGCCCGAACCCAGTACTGAATTTACTAATGTAACTAATAATTGGTTTACCATAAATGGTAATATACGAAATTATATTTTATCAACCACGAAATCTTCAAATTCAATTTCATTTAAGTCTTTTGTAAAAAATTTACCTAAAATATTATCATTGAAAAATTCATCTGGTTTTTCTAATACTTGATATATCATTTGATATTTTATCTCAAAATAGGTTAATGATTTTTTACTAGGACACATTTTTAATATGGTACGTTCAAATTCATCTTTTTTACCTTCTAATAATAATTGTTTAATATCTGATTGTGAGCCATAATATTTAAGCCAATCTGATTCTTTAACTACTAATTTGTATGAAGGTCTTCTACCAACTACCCCTGTTAAGGCCGCTAGTTCTTTTTTACCTAGTTTTTTCTTTTGATTATGAAATAATACTTTCTTCCCAATATACGATTTACCCGAAGGCTTATGTGTTGTAATATAGACAAAACCAAATGTATTTTCTGGGAATTGAGTGATATCTCCTATTTCATGTTGTTTATAGGTCCAACTCATAATTTTATGTTTAAATGTAATATAACTAATTTAATTATAAATATCAAGTTATTGTTAACAACAACCTACATATATAATTATTTTAAGTTTAAACATTGATATAATCATAACTTGGATTAAATAACATCTTATCTGCACCCAATACAACACCTACAACTTGTATTTGTTGACCAAATGCACTTGGGGCAGTTACTGAAAAGGTTCCTGCGGTAGTACTTAAAAAAACTTGTTTACCTACATCTGATGAAGTAAAGGGATATGATGAATATTCTGCTACCCCCATTAGTAAAATATCTATGGGGTCATTTGCTTTATTAGCAGCAGTAACAGCAATACCTATACAAGGAACTTTAGTACTACTAACAATAGATCTAGCTAATACTACTTTTCCAGCAGTTACTCTTGAAATAGCAACACCACTACCTACGGATATACCATTTGCCTCATCAGCTATTAATGTAATTATAGTACCTGAAAAATTGTTTGTAGCTGAAAAAGAATCTTCTAGCCTTCTAAGGTTCTCTAGGCTAACTTTTTTCTCACGACTTGAAGGTACTGCATCTATATCACAAAAAGCTAAAAAATCACCATTTTGAATATTATCATCTTCATCTAAATTACTACAAATATCTAAGCTTATTACGGCTTGATTATTAGCTGTAGTAACTGCTAACCCACCACTTGATGAAGCTAAAACATTTGTTGCACCACCTGTACTACTAGTACCAGAGGTACCACTTGAACCTGAAGCTCCTGTTTGTCCTGATGTTCCTGATGAACCTGAAGATCCTGCTGGTCCTGAAGAACCTGCTACTCCACTAGTTCCTGAGGAACCTGAAGATCCTGCTGGTCCTGAAGAACCTGCTACTCCACTTGTACCTGATGAACCTGAAGATCCTGCGGGTCCTGAAGAGCCTGCTACTCCACTTGTACCTGATGTTCCTGATGAACCTGAAGATCCTGCGGGTCCTGAAGAGCCTGCTACTCCACTTGTACCTGATGAACCCGATGAACCCGAAGTTCCTGATCCACCTGTTCCACCTGATCCATTGGTTTCCATTAAAATACAATCTTCATCAGTAATTGAAAAGTCTATAGTACTAGATTGGAAACCTCTTATAGTTAAGACTCCATTTGTATAAGAACTAACTACATTAGCTTCTGATAAACCACCTGAAGAATCTAATATACCATTAATATCTGCTGCAAATTCTTCTTTTGTAAAGTTTAATGCTCCAGAAGGTTGGTTGTTTTTAGTAAAAATACCATTCCAGCCATATTGAGAAAGTGTTCTATTAACTCCACTATTATTATAATAGGGATTAGAAATTTTTCCACCAGATGGAAAAATAGATTGTAAGGAACTACCACAACCGGTTGCGGTATATGAAGGTGTCGTTATAGCAGTTTCAAAATCAGTTCCAATTATTTCTGATACAGGATTTATGGCAGCATATGACTGTAATAACATATTTTGTGCTTCCTTATCGAATCCTCCACCATTAGTTCCTACAACAGGATATAATATAGCTCCAAAATAATCCATTGAACTTAAAGAACCTGTAAATTCATTAAAATCTGAAATATATATGTTTGATGGTTCCTCAGTTTGACCTCCCGATGTATAGGTAAAAGAAGGAGGACAATTATTTTGTTGGTAGCTTGCTCTTGCTTCATTAGTAAAAGAAAGTAAAAATACACGGGTTGGGTTTATGAAATTTGAATTACCCCAATTAGTTGGAATACCATTAGTAGTCCAAGTATAACCTCCTGCCCCAACATTTGATGTACCTGAACTTAACCAATAACTTCTTCCGGTTATAGCATTTGATGGAGTAGTTCCATCCATTTCCTGATCTCTTATGGTTGCATTTGTTGATTGGAGTAAATTAGCTTGAGCTATATATTCTTCTTGTAATATTGAATTTGGTAATCCTATATATAGATTACCACTATAACTTGGATTATCTTCTTTATATTGTATAAACCAATCACTAATTGCACTGTATAATATAGCTCTATTTTCTTGTGAAGTAGAAGAAACCGCTCGATATGCACCTGATGTTGTGTCAACTATTGCGTATACATCAGTATCTCCTGTTAAACTAGTACCATCACACGTAGTTACTACAGAAACAAGACCTGATGTTCCTGATGAACCTGATGAACCACTTGTTCCTGATGAGCCACTTGTTCCTGATGAACCTGAAGATCCTGCGGGTCCTGAAGAACCTGCTACTCCACTAGTTCCTGATGAACCTGAAGATCCTGCGGGTCCTGATGTTCCTGAAGAACCACTTGTTCCTGATGAACCTGATGATCCACTTGTTCCTGATGAACCTGATGAACCACTTGTTCCTGAGGAACCTGATGTTCCTGATGAACCTGATGAACCTGATGAACCTGAAGAACCTGATGTTCCTGAAGAACCGCTTGTACCCGAGGAACCTGAAGAACCTGCTGGACCCGAAGTTCCTGATGATCCACTTGTTCCTGATGAACCTGAGGCTCCTACTTGTCCTGATGTTCCTGAAGAACCACTTGTTCCTGATGAACCTGGGGCTCCGGCTACTCCTGAAGTACCTGATGAACCACTTGTTCCTGAGGAACCTGATGTTCCTGATGAACCAGATGAACCTGATGTTCCTGAGCTACCTGAGGAACCTGAGGAACCTGAGGAACCTGATGTTCCTGATGAACCTGATGTTCCACTTGTACCTGCGGATGCTGCAGATGTACCTGAGGTACCGGCTGTACCTGATGTACCTGTTGTTCCACTTGTCCCTGATGAACCACTTGTTCCTGCAGATGCTGCAGATGTACCACTTGTTCCAGATGTTCCTACACTACCATCTACTTCCATTAAGATACAATCTTCATCAGTAATTGAAAAGTCTATAGTTTCAGATTGGAAACCTCTTATAGTTAAGACTCCATCTATGTAAGAACTAACAACATTAGCTTCTGATAATCCAGAATCATCTAGTATATCATTAATATCATTAGCAAATTCTGCCGATGTAAAATTTAAATTTCCAGAAGAATTAGTTCTTTTATTATAAACACCATTCCAATTATATGGAGAAAGACTTTTAGAATTAGAAAAATATGGGTTATTTTGTGGAAGTGACATACCAAGATTGACCATATCTGTATATGTAGTAGAAGTAACAGCAGGTTCTAAACCAGCTTGATTTACTACATCAACATTTTCTATAGCAGCATATGCTTGTAATAAAGCAGACGCATTTTCCCCATTTAAAATTCCTTGACCATTTCCAGGAACGGGATATAGTATACCTCCAAAGTAATCCATGGAGTTAAAGTTTCCTACAAATTCACTAAAATCTGTATTATAGGGTGTTGTTGGTTGAAGTTGTAAACTTAATGAGCTATTATGATATTGTGAATTTACTTCATTACAAAAAGAAATAAGAAAAGCACGAGTAGGAAGAACATAATTTGAATTACCCCAATCAGTTGGAATACCATCCGTAGCCCATGAATATTCTGTTCCCCCAATAGTTATTACAGTTGTTTCTACCCAAGTATTAGTATTACTTATACCATTAGTTATATTATTTGGAATGGCCCCTGTTCTATCACTAATAATAGGATACCTTAACATATTAGCTTGAGCTATATATTGTTCTCTATGATTAGCACTACCACCTGATGTAGGTAATCCTATATGTAATTTACCAGTATATGTAGGGTTAGCTGTTTTATAATCTGCAAACCATTCACTAATTGCTTGATATAAGGCTGCTCTATTTTCATTATTACTTCC